ACATGGTAATTAGGAGCGGCATCCCTGTCAATATCTTTTCTGAGATTAGATTCTATAGTCTCAAAATTAGATGGATCCCTACTTTCTTTGCTTGCTTTTTTGAAAAATGAAAAAATATTAAACATGGTTACCTCTCTTTTATGTATATATTATTATCAAAATTTAAACGGTGTCCTCTTTTCAATATTATTTACTACTGAAGATCCATTACCAAATCCCATTACCTGTCCCTGCATTCCTCTCCAAATAAACTCGTTTTGTCCAGGAATAATTGCCATCTTTGCTAATCTGCCAGATGGAAGCTTTTCAGCTTCGTGATACACCGCAGTATAACAAGCTCCAGCCAAAGAGTCACAAATATCATCAGTTCTTACAAAGCCATCTTTTTTTGCGTAAACTCTATACCCATTAGGCATATATTTTCTCTGCAAAAACAGCATCTCGTTTTTTAGCAGCTCATGATGGGGTATGGCAAGTCTACCACTACATGAAAGATCATAAAAATTATCATATAATATTATTTTATATCTTTTTGTAAATCTTGTAAGCTTGCTTGGGATTCCATGTTTTTGTAAATTTTTTATACTAGATGCAGAATTCCATTGGTCAAAAGTCACTAAATTTAAAAAGAATTTTCTGTTTAAAGATATTATATAACTATCTATCTCTTCTGTGACTATTGGTCTATCTTGACTTGGAGTCCAATAGTGAATATGATCAACAACTATTCTCCAATCAATCTTTCCGCTTGTTTCATTAATAAAGTTTTCTTTGTGGACAACCGAAAGTGCATAATTATGAGAAGAAGTAGCAGGATCTAAATGACAAAAATATCTAAATCCAGGCTCTCCATAATCTTTCATCTTCATATTAAGATAAAAACATTTTTCAACAACTTCTCTACTAAAGAATGTCTGGCCTGAAACCCCAGAAAACTCGGCCCCAAATTCCATATTGAATTCCTCTTCAGTCATTTGAGAGAACATAGATCTCAATTGATCTCTTTTTTGATTTGGGTTAACTATCCATGTTGGCAATTTACAAGCCAATCTGTCTTTAACTTGAGGAGTGGTTCTGAACAGTTCGTAAAAAACACCATCCTTACCTCTTGGTGAAGATATGCATATTACCTTACCGTCATAAACTGTTTTTATTACCTTATTGCCATTTTTATCAACCGATTCAACTTCTCTTATATATGTAGTTGTTGCAGGAGTAAGAGTTCTGTATAGACTTTCTCCACCGGAAGAACCAGAAGTTTGCTTATATAAGCCAATCTCGTCAAAAAGAAGAGTGTAACAAGATATACCTGCAAGTGAATCAGAATTTGAGTGACCGCATTTTATAATTACAGATCCAAGACTTTTAGGGAGCCCTTTTGCATCAAGCTCTTCATTTTTCTTTTTGTCTGCGGGAGTCAAAAGCCTTATCTGATCTGCAATAATAGCTTCTGGATAAAATTTATCCTTAAAATAAGGAGAGTTTATAATTTTATCTTTTATTTCATCAAAAAGAATTTTTGCCTGGTCTGAACTATTTGCTATAGTTATAATTGTAAATGGTGCGCCAGTTCCTAATTTATAAAGTTTATAAGGATCTCCACCAGGAGATTCAAGTAATTTTGCAGCCTCGTAGCAAGCAAGAATGCTAATTACGAAGTCTTTGCCACTTCTTCTTCCCCAGACAAGAATTAATTCTCTGAAAGTCTCATTTGATTCCATCTTACTAAGAAGATTCCCATTATCATCATCATCAAGTCCGTGTTTTTTACAAATATCTATTTCATCATTAGTTAATACGAGATTCTCGTTACCTATAGAGTTTTTGTAAAAACTTTTAAGAACTATTCTTTGCATGGGATAAAGATTAATTGGATTTACTCTGTGGGGCAAACCAAGCCAATTTTTGTTTTCTATAAAATCAATAATGCTTGGTATCCCAGAAGCAGGAGAAACTGATTCCGCTGAAGAATCGCTAATAGACTTTTTTAAATCTTGAAAAACGTTCGTTAGTTCTGATCTTCTTCCTGCCTTAGCCATTTTTGTATTCCATTTTCATTAGTTTCATAATATCGGCAAGACATATTGATCGACCTATTAGGTAAGAAGTTTCCGCACTACTAGTTTCAATCAATTTTCCTGAGTAATCAATCTTCCAGTACAAAAACTGATTGTCGTCAAAAGATGACATAAAGTATCTTGCATATCTCTCTTCCAAAGAAGATATGCATATAAACTCCAAAGGTCTTATTTTTTTAAATTCTTTCAAATAAATAGCATCAATAGACAGATCGTATCTGTCTTTAAGAAATTTTTTTATAGAAGAAAATTTTATCCTATATTTTTCTTGGAAAATAAGAATATACCTATCCATCTCTAATTTATTAATTAAGAAACTGAAAATTTCCCTTCAATTTAATTTAAAAATCACCAGAAGGAACTGTCGGATCATAATCTTTTTCATCATATGTGTATTGTAAATAATCTACAAATCTATCACTCGTAGGAAACTTATTCAAAAACAATTCATTATTTAGAGCAGTATTAAAGCCAAAAGCAACACTATAGTCCTGCAAATCTGCATGACTAACTAAAATCTGAGGGATAGATATATCTCTTTCTGGTGCTGGATCCCATGACTGAAGGTCCTCATTAAGCAAATATGCATACGAAGCATAGTTGCAAACTGCACCATATCCGTTCGCGGGAACTTGCTGAACGTACCAGTATCCATCTAAAAAACCGTCTCCATCATCAGGCCACTGAGCATTTTCATAAGCTAATAAAAAATTGTGTTTTGCAGCAGAGCCGTCCTGCTTTCTGGTTACAGGAGGACTGTTCCAAAAAGATTTAAGAACATAAACCTTACCAAGCTCAGAATCAGAATGATTATATAATCCATAATCCTGAGAATACAATGCATCGTCCGTGGCAACACTGCAACCGATATAAGGGTTGTTATAATATACCTCATTGTACAGCTTCTTTCTTGGATAACCCTCAACATAAATATTTTTTTTACCAATTTGATCACAAAGCCACGAAAAAAAATGCCACCACATTATTTGTGACTTTTTCCCAAGAGTAGAAAGTGGTACATAGATGTCAGGAACTGGACCAGGCATAGCCTCTAAAGCATCTATGCCAATTTTCATGCCAGATTTGATCAATGGCATATAAGAATCTTTTAATCTATCAATGGCTTCATATTGATTCTTTTCAAAGTAGGAAGAAAATCTTGAACCCATAGGACCAAATATAGAACCAACGTAACCAGTAACACTTATTGGGTCTGATGGGTCAAACCACCCAGTAGATGGGTTGGTCCAAGAATCCCATATAGAATCAGATAGATTTCCTTTTTTACCAGTTGATAATGCTCTCCAAACCTGTATAAAATCTTTAGTCATCCATGGACACGGATTGTTGGAAACCAATCCTCCATAAGTTAGTCCATTTAGTGCGTTTAGATATTGATCAGGTTGGTACTGCGTTGATTCTAAAGGAGAAGAAGAATTTGGTCTACCAAAAGGAGAATGCAACCAAAACTTTCTACAACCCCACTCATACCACCTTTTGACAGACCAATATTCCTGCATGGCTGGATTAGATCCTGTTACAAAAGTAGCCCAAGTAAAAGACTGATTGTCCAATCCAAAAGAACCAGCGCGGACACCAGAGGCAGCAGAATCATCTCCACTAAAATTATAACCTACAACAAATCCATTATCAAAAGTTTTTTGTGCGTTATAAACCATTATTATTTAATAATATCTCTTAAGTGAGAAGAAAAATTACCTTGCCAAGTTTTATATCCACTGTGCGCAACAGTTACAGTAGTGTCGAGGTATATTTTTTGTTTTAACTCCCTCCACTTAAGACATAATACAACATCTTCACTCATAAACCTACTATCTATAAGACCAGTTTCAAAAACTAATTTTGTTATTTTTGAGTCTTTAGATGTGGTGTACGGTAATGATTTTTCCCAAAGCATTTCAACGGCATTTCTGCTCAATCTAAGAAAACCAGTTGGAATAGTTGCAACTTCCATAATCCCATTTTCATCAACTTTTTGTTCAGGAATAATATTAACTGGATAATCAATATTATCTTGTTTTTTTTGATAAATACCGCCAATAAAATCAAACGGATGATTAACTATTTTTATAAATTGTTTCGGAGTCCATGAAATATCGGCATCTATATAGAATATATCATCAAAATTATTTTCATAACCATAACAAAATAAATCATTTCTTGTTTTGGAAATTATTGGGTCGAAACACAAATAGACTGGAGATATTTCTATATTATTCTTTGCACACAATCTTTCGGTATAAAGAATACTATTGCAGTATCTTGCATCAAGTCTACCATCATATGATGGTGTTGCTATAAGTATTTTTCTAACTTTTTTTGTAGAAGTTTTCTTTTTCATACTACTATATCGTTAAAAAATTAAAGAACACACACATATATATGTTTTCCTTAAAAGACTCATCTATGTCGTAAAAAATTACTTTTAATTTATTTTCACTTAAAATTGATAAGATTTCATCTTTAGCATAATTAACTATGTAATTAGGATACTTGTCATGAAAAGACACGTTAAACAACACGTATTTTGATGAAAGACTACAAGCTTTTTTAAAAGTTTTTTAAAAACATTTTTTTACTTGTTTCTACGTCAGACTCTATATTTAATCCACTTACACCTCCTCCTCCGCCGACGCCCCTCCATCCATGCCTTCCTCTGCCTCCAGTTGTTGTGGTTCCACCGACATCTCCAACTCCTCCAAGACCTGGATTATAGGCACCGGCCAATATATATCCATAAGAGTCACCGGGTCCAAAATTGACTGCAACAGTATTTGGAGATCCGGATTGTATCACATTATTGCCTCCGCCATATATTGTTACATAGTTATTACAAATAAAAGATCCAGCCGAGATGGACCCACCGCTAGATCTAGATCTAGATGCAGTGTTGGTAGCGTTGACACCGCCGCCGTCAACCGACCGCTGCACAGTCACAGTCGTGCCGCCAAGTGAGCCAACCGCACCGTCGGCGCGGCGAACCGTTACCGTAAAGTGACCGATTAGGCTAATCGGGGTAGTCCATTGGTTTGCGGCAGTAACTGTGCGGGCGGATTGCAGGGGCATTACAAGTGTTTCCTATGCGTGTTTACCACCCGGAAGCAATTGCTACCCTTTTCCAGTGTATAAGGCATTGTTTATTTTCCTCAATAAGATGGATACCATTTTGTTGTTGTAGCATCATAAGTCATTATTAAAGCCTTGTTAACAACTGCCGTTGTAGCCAAAGCTATGTTACCGCTTGTTCCCGTAGACCAAGCTCCAGTTGGAATCAGGGTAATTT